CTTGCGTAGATGACCATCAGAGTATTACTTCAGTTATCTAGGGACCATAGGTGAGTCCCCCAAAAGTACATCTGCTAGTGCAAATTTAATAAGTTGTAACCATAGGAAAAATCATGCAGGGGTAACCCCCTGCATTCTATAAAAACCTATTAGTATAACTATATTTAAAGATGCAGAGGTATTAACCTCCTAGCAACGACTTGTATAAATACAAGCCGTGGGACAGGGCACACTGTCTCCGTAGCGGGCGAAAATTTTGATTCCCTCGACCAGGGAATTAATTGGATTGTCACTGAAGAGTAATCCGAACTCTGTTTTTTGCGTACAAATAAAAGGCGCCCCTTTATGCTGGAATGGCGATTTCGTTTTTGTATACGATCGGACATCCCGTGAAGAAAAATAGTGTGAAGTCTTCACCTACAGACTTCCAAGATTTAATGTATGCGGTTACATCTTCCTGCTCAGGTGTTCCTGCATTGGAAGAAAACATAACTAATTCTACTTGCGCAGAATGTGCTCCATTAGCAAAATCAGCCGAAGGTTCTCTTGCCGTGGTAAATCTCGTACCATTATAATATGGAATATCAACTTCGATGGTATCATTTATTCCAATATTTGTTGTTGCAGCTCCACCAGCTGTTAAATTACCAACTGCATATGTCAGCCGCTTGGTTGCAGCTTCTTGTGTAGTCCAGTTTGAATCACTTTCGAAATATCTAGGTGCTGTAGAATATCCAATTCTGGTTACACTGGGACTAGTATCAACATTACCACCGAACATATATTTAGTTCTAGTAGCTCCTCTCCAACCTGCATAGCACGGTGAAAACCATTGTGCATAGGTCGGAATGAAAATGTTGCATGGCACTGTTCCTTCTGTATCAATCCCATTAGGGTCGAAACCAGGCCAAAGTCCTAATCCTTTATCTCTAATTTTGAGAATTTGGCTGGTGAAGCCAGTATTATATGAACGTGCATCTGTTCTGTGGAGAATATACCTGCGATTTAATTCGCGAATTGATGTTGGTTGTTCTCCGAAAAATACATTCATAGTTTGATCCGCTACTGCTGAAGTTAAAGCAATAGGTGTGATTGGATCTGGATTTGTGGGGGCATCTGCATTACCATCAGATGTTCCAGCAATTGCTGTTCCATCGATAATACCAGATTGCGGAGTATACCCAGCAGGAGTAGGCCACAAATTGAATTTCTTCATTTTATCTGGAGATGGTTCTCCAAATTTCAAATCATCACATGCTGACACAAATACATTGAAACTAATGTTTGAATCAACAGCTGGTGAAACCAGACTGTTGACTACTGCAACTTCAAGAACACCATTATAGCGTTCCGCTGTGTCATTTACGAATCGGTTCGCCGTTGAGAATACACTCGTAGACGTCGACATTTCGCTGCAATTTAGGAATGGTTCAGCTTGACCCCATCCTACTACGATTTCGAAATCATCACACTCCGCCAAATCTATCACTCTACTGTAAACAGTATTATATTGAATAGTTGACGAGTGTGCTCTTGGATCCCACCTAATTAATAGTTTTCCTTTGTGGAAATTGGATTTAACAGCTTGAAATCTAAATTTTATTGATCCTTGCCATTTTTCAAATACTGTGGCCATATAAGCCATTGGTGTTGGGTGTATTTCGTTTCCATTTGTACTATATAAATTAGGTGACACACGCACATTCCACAATAAAGTGTCTGGCGTGTCACTAGGTGTCATGTCAAATTGAGTCAGATAGGATTCTCTCATACAAAATCTCTTAATATCCATCTGATCTTCACCATCTAATCCTACAGTTCTAGAATCAATGGTTAATTCCTGCTTTGAATCCAGTGATAATTTCATCACTGCATCTGCAGCATCGGTATTTGACATATTACCTGTTGGTGTGGGTTTTTGTTGGACAATATCTGTCACAATCGGTGGTCGCGAGTACCCCCAATGCGTAGCCAATGCTCCTACACCTTTAGCAACCATTTCTGTTGCTCGAGCATATGGTGCTATTGTGGGAACTTCTTTCAATTTACCAGCAGCCATAGCTATAGCTGACGCTGGTTTAGAAATAATTCCCTGTCCATACTCATCTCCAAAATTGATTCTTCCGGATTGAGCGGTATAGTCGTCTGATGTTAAAGTGGTAATTGATGTGGGCATGGTTAGCACAACATCAGATGCCCATGCAAATACTGTAATAGTAACAGGATCGTTACCTCCATTTGCATGTAACAAATTACCAAAAGACTTAATAGCCATATTACCCATATCCTGTCTATCTGTATTACTTAATGATAAATAGTTTTTGGGCCAGAAAAATGGCAAGTCCAATTGTCCACCAGTATTATTGGTGGGATTAAGGAAAAAATGTGGTTTCTGAGAAGCTGCGACTAAATCAGCTTCTAAGAAATTACGAGTTACAGTTACTTGGTCATATCCACTGTACGGATTGTACGACACTAAGGCTCTCCCATAATGAAAGCCTGTCCCACTAATGACCATTTTAACATGTAATTTAGATCTATATAACTCATAATTAGCAATCTTTTCAGCAACCCTAAAGTCATTGAGAAATAGTTCCCAAGGATTTAAAGTTTCGAAAAGAGGTTGCCCTACCACCCATGAATATTCTGCAATACGAGTAGGTCTTCCTAAAAAATTACCCAACGTAGCATCATTCGTCTTACTAAGATTCATGGTAGCATCACTGCCGGAACCAATTGTAGTGGTCCAACCTGCGTGCTGTTCATTGAAATTAGTAATTTCTTCCTGCATTTGTGCGATGCCCTCTTCTTGTATAGTACCGAGAGCACCTGATTGTGGTACATATTGTTTATTATTATTGTTAGTAATGCGCTTTGTTAATAAGGGTCAAGAACATGCATCATCGTCCTCGCCTATTCATGTTTTGTTTGTGGGGCTATAAACCACTGTATCTAAAAAGATACTCGCATATTCGCGTCATTTATAATATATTAAAGCAGTCTGCGGCTATGGGAACATTAAACCATAGTCATACATCTGTAATCAGTAATATACGCCACTTAGGTTTCTCCGTAGAATAACGCTGACGTTGTGGTACACGCCTTCGCATAGTTTAAAGTCATTGCGGACAGGCTTTTCAAAGATCTATTGGTATTGAATCTAGGAGATCGGCTATAGGAGCCGGAAAACGGGGTTCTCCAAAACAATCAACCAGCAAAAAGCCATACTCTGAATATACAATAGCATAAACCGTCAAATCGGGTCTTAATATATTCACAACTTGCGCATATTTCCTGGCTTGTTCTTTACCTTTGCGCTTATATTTACTACTTCTACCAACTACACGTTTGCACTCTATAACGAGTACAACGCCATCATACATGTATAATAAGTCTCCAGCGCCAAAACACTGATTAATTACACAATATTCCTGATAATTTGGTTGACCTAGTAATTCTACAACTCTTTCCATTAATGTATCTTCACAAGCAACACGCTCTGTGATTCTACTAATATCTTCCTGTTCCTCAATACCGATTTCAAGATCGAAAATATTTCCTGATTGAGGAATATAATTGTATTTTTCTTTGAATTGGATAACACGTTCA